TACTCCGTTTACTATAACAATGTTATTTTCTTCTGGGGTGGTACCGTTATTTTGGGTGACACATTCTTCAAGTTTGCGAGAGAATATCATCACCTTGGAACTTCCCGTTTCGTCCTCCACAAACATTCTCATATAATCGTTACCATTTCTAGAGGTGCCCATGTAAGGCTTCGCATCTACCGTGCCTATAAAGGATACTCTGTCATTAACCTCGGAATCTTCAACGTCTCTTAGAGAAATTAAATCATCTTTTTTATCTGAAAAAATATCTCTTAAATTTTTATTGTAGGTATAACCAAGCAAATGCTTTTCGTAATACCAGTTTGCAAATGTTTCTGAATATTTATTTTTAAAATAAATTTGTTTGTATGGTTCGGATTTTGTTTTGATAGTATTGAGGCGCGTATCCTTGATTAGTGGTTTACCTTTTTCGTCTTTTTTCTTAGATATTTGTTTAACAATTTCAACCAAATCATAATCGCTCGACTCTGATAACATCATTGCTGATTTTTTTTCTTTCTTAGTTAGGATATTCCAGAGTTGAGCCTCGTAGACAATTTTGCTACGAGACATAGTAAAGCCCTCAAAGGTTCCTGCTTGAATTAGCGCAGATAGAATCCCAATAGTTAAGCCAGATTCCTTAGCTCCTTCAAAAACTTCAAATTTATTTGAGTAATTGTTCTTAAAGTTTGCTAGTTTTTCAATTGATCTATCTGAGATACCCTTAATCGAAAGTAGTCCAAATCTAATATCGTCTTCCTCCACCTTAAAGTCCATGTCAGATTTAATGATATGTGGCGGAAGAAGTTTTATGCCAAAGTAATACATTTCTCTTTGGATCTTAGAAATTTCACTGATTGGGTCTGGTTCATGTCTGGTCATTTTAAGTAGGCTTAAGAAAAATTGTTGCGGGTACTTAAATTTAAGATAAATAGTTGTCGCAGCCAAAGCAGCGTATGAAATTGAGTGAGATTTATTAAAGGAGTAATTCGCTGAGTCCTCCAGAACACTCCATAGAATATCGCCAATTTCTGGCTCAAGATTGTTTTCTTTAATTTTATTTTTGATTTTCCTTTTCCACTTACGAACTTCTTTCACCTTTTTCTTGCCCACGATGCGCCTTAGAATCTCCGCCTCATCAAGCGTAAAGCCAATCTTGTTAGCCATTTTCATTAACTGCTCTTGGTATAAGGCTACGCCCCCTGTTGATGTCAAAATGTCGTCAAAGAACGGATGAATAGGGTCGTAGGTTCCATCTGCTACGTAAGCTGCATATTGATCTGCAAAATTAAGCGCGCCGGGACGAGCCAAGGCTAACACCGCGCTTAGTTCTTCCAAGTTTTTAGGCTTAACCTTTTGACAAACACGAAAATTAGTCTCTGCTTCAATTTGAAATAGTCCGTGGGGTGTTCTAAGGTGCTGTAGGTTATCGTAGATAAGTTTGTCTTTTAGGTCAACATCAGTTACATTAATGCCAACACTTTTACATACATCATCCACTACAGACACCGCTCGAAGCCCAAGTATGTCAAGCTTGACGTTAAAAATTGAATTCCAGTTCATGTCGTATGAAGCGACGTGACTTTTTTTATCAGAGGTTAGTTCCGTCGGGCAGCTATCGTTAAGCTTTTCGTACGAAAGCGAAATTGCAGACGGATGGACGCCCTTGTTCTTTATAAGGCCCTTTAATTTTAGTGCTATATTATAACACTCTTCATTTTCATCACACCAAATTTTGAATTCTTCTTGCTCTGCGTATGCTTCCTTTAGGTCTTTTATTTGGCCAAAGAGCTTGGGGATGAGCGCAGATATCTTGTTCATCTCTTGCTCGGTTTTGCTCCCTGCAACCTTTCCGCACTCTTTAATACACAGCTTTCCGCTTAGGGTATTTAGGGTAATAATCTTTGAAGTTTTGCCAATGAATTTTGTTTCTAGATATTCTATCACTCTTTGGCGATTATAATAACAAATGTCTAGATCAACATCCATCATTAACGATCCATCCAAGTACGTGATATCGTCTACCACACTTTTTTTAGTTCTAATTTTAGATATAAATCTTTCAAAGAATAACCCATGTTCCAATGGGTCTACTTTAGTTACGCCTATAAGATACAAAACCAAACTACCCGCAGCGCTACCACGTCCTAGTCCCGTGGGGATATCGCTCTCTTTGCAAAAATTGACTACATCCCAAACAAGAAGAAGGTAATCTATAAAACCAAGATCTTTGATGGTTTTAAGTTCGTGTTCCAGTCTTTGCGCGTACTCTGATTTGTGCTTTTTATGAACACTGCTCCATATTTTTTTTCTACCATCTTCGCATAGCGCCTCTAGGAAATCTTCATTACTAATATCCTCACTTACCCCAAGGGCTCTTTTATATTTGATATCAATTTCGAAAGAGGGAAGTCGTACCCCGTGAAGAGGTATATCTAATTCTTTAAATTGTGACGAAAATATACTCATAGTTCTATCTGCCATTTTAATTTATTCCATACCTTTAAGTTCAACTCTAGATCAACCAAAGCATCATGAAGTTTGTCAGGGTTGTGGCTGATTTCAAACTCCCTACCCAGCGCAGCAAGATTTGTTTTGATTCCCTTTCTTCTTTCATGATACATTTTGTATTGGTATTGAGATAGGTTGTCGGTATTTTTGTAATGCATTCCATATTTTACGCCCTTTGCCATGCAGTTTGTGTCGATGATTTTACTGACCAAGTGTCTGTAGGACTTGCCCATGTATTTATAATAATCTTTAATTAAATAAAGATCAAAACCAAGTATATTATGTCCTACAACATAGTCAGCATTGTCTAGCCAGTCTTCTATAGTGGGAAATGCTTCTTCTGGGGATATTCCTTTTTCTTCCATTGTCTTAGGACTGAACCTTGTTATTCTTGCTGCCTCTGGGCTGATTTCTAGGTTCGTATCCCACTTGATGTAGTAATTTTTTTCAGCAATTTTTTTATTACCCGTCGCTTTAATCATAGCTATCTGCCAAGGTAGATTGTGGCAGGAGTTAAGGCAGAGATTGAGGGTTTCACAATCTATGAAAACGTATTCTTTCTCTTTGTCAAATCTTAAAAAATCTTCGTCCATATTATTTTAGTTTTGAGATTGGTATGTTATAGCAGTCAGCTTTAAAATAAAAATCTGTACTCGGTGGGGAGTCTGGGTCTAGCTCTCCTTCTTTATAGAACTTTGCTTCTTCATAAAAATCCTTCTTGCTTATTTTACCCAAGTACCATGCTGCGGAGTGATCGTTTAACACGCTCACAAAAGCGTACTCGTCACATTTTTGCTTGGTGTTAAAGTCTGCTACGGTGCAATTATAATTTTCTCTTGGAGGCACTGTTCTTTCTTTCGTTTTTACGTCAACTTTAATGCTGTCTCCGTACATTACATCGTAATCATATGTGTCCTCTATCTCGCCGTTTAAAACTCTTTTAACGACCGCTTCACCAATGTAGGCTACGACTGCGCCCCTCCCTTTCCTTATAGAATTATTAAGAAGAGGTAGCGCCTCCGCTCTGGCTTTCGCCTTTTTAAGAGCTTCTTCGGATATTTTAAACTTTCGCAAGCATTCCTTTCTTATTAATGTTTGCATCCTTGCGTCCAAACTGTCGTTCGGCGGATTTTTCCACGTGAACGTATATCTTCCCTTTGCAAAATTCATCCCACGTGCAATCTTCAAAGTCTCCGTCTTTAATTTTTTGCATTAAATTTTCAAAGGGTATTTTGAAGTTTTCGTTTGCCTTGTCAATCTTAATGCAGCTATTTCCATGATGGAGGCCTCCAACACCACCGTACAGTCGGGGGTTTCTGCAGAGTTGGCCAGCGACATCATTGACTGAGTTGTTGCTAACGGTCCTGCAAACTCTTTTGTCTTTGGACCATTCAAACTTAAAAATCATTTCTTGTTCGGTACCAATTCCTGAATTGTTATAAGTACTGCTTAGGGCGACAACGCTTTCAGCCCAGTGTTTATTTGCAGCATTTTCAATTTGTTCGTAAAAATATGCTATTCTCTTCAAGTAAGCGGCTGAGGCATATATTCTACACTTAGTGTTTTTGTTATAACCCGTAAGCCTCATTCTTTGCAAGTAGGTTTCGTCATTTGATGAGCCCGCCTTTTCGAAGTGGGCAATCACATACTTATCGTTTAATGTGTCTCCCGCGCTGTAACATAAATCAAGAAGAAGAACCACGATATCGTTTGGCTTAATACCTAGCAGTTTTTTCGCAGCTTGAGGGTCCATATCGGGGTTTTTTTTGCTTCCTGTTGACCCCACTCTATGAACTCGCGCTCCAATTTTTTCGTAAGCTTCTTGAAGAACTTCCATCTTTTTTAGGTCGTTTTCTCGGTGGAGAATGTACCCGAATTCATTTCCGATTGAAATCTTTATTAATTCTGTTTCTAGAAAAGGAGAAATAGAAATATTCGTTAC